CTGTTGCTAATGCCTCTGCTACGGTTTGGTCTTCATCCCTTTGGGCGTAATACGCAAAGTCAGATGCCATAGATAATGTTCCCGACAATGGATCAAGCCTGCTATATGTTATGCTTTTATATGTGCCGTCAGCTTGCAGATAATTAATAGAGAATGGCTGTATGCCAAGGCGTTGCATCGCCGCCTTGCCGTCCGGATCAGACGGTCCAGCTCCCACAATAATAATGGGCTGTCCAGCCGCATCGTTACCATCCCACGCCATACTAGCAAATGTTGCCATCACGCCCGAAGCTAAAGCAAGCCGAGATAGTTCCGCGTCTGCGGCCGCGCCACCGGCTTTTAAGTTCTTGTATAAACTAGGACTAAGTAATCTTAATGGTGATCGTTTAGCGACCTCGCCTAAAACATTCATAGGCGTTTTGAAGAACGGCACAAATAACTTAGCCGCTGGGTGCGAGAACACCGGCTGGGCTGTCCCCATAAAGCCATCCAAGTCGCCTTGAAAAGTAAGCTCTTGCGCGGCTTGTTGTGCGTCTTTAACCACCGGCTCAGGTGGGTTCTCAAGTATTCGCTTTTCTTCAGCCACCGCCATAGCGCGAGCTTTATCTGGGTCTTCGCCAGCCGCAATAACCTCATCATATAGCTTGTGTGATCTATGCTTGGCCGTCTTGCGTATCTCAGCACGATACGCTATCGCTTTAAAAAATTCATCTTCAGCAAGTAAAAATCTGCCCGGTATTCTGGTAGCCACGCCCAATGCATTTATAGCGGCCGCGCCAAAGTTGCCATTTCTGATTTCTTTAATTACCTCACCAGAGTTCATGCTAATTGCTTTGCGCGTTCTAAGATCAATCTTAGACCCAAGGTCTGAGGCTTCTTCTTTTATGAATGCTTTGCCAGCCACTAATATAGCGTCAAGAAATGTTTCGCGTATTGCGTCTAGCTGGATCAGGCCGTCACGCGCCATAGCTCTTTCTTTTTTGCCAATGCCCAAGCCTGTTCTAACCCTGCCGATACTGCCAGCCAGAACCTGTTCAGCGCTTCTCAGCAACATAAAGCTAGAGTTGCCAAATATATTAACGGCGTGTGTTGTAGTCGCGCCTAACAATGAATTGATATATGCCTCAGCCACAACGTCCATACCACGCGACCACATGCCCTGTTGCGCCATCCTAGCCTTGGCCGCCGCATCTGGCAGTGCTAGGTATAGCTCGGCCAAATACTCAATATCTTTAGTGCTATCAGCGTCAAAGATTTTAATCATCTCATCGCCTCTAGCACCAGCGTCAATGCCTAGACGTTGCGCCATACCAACAGCGTATAATGTTCTACCGGCTTCTGATACAGCCGCAGATAGATTAGCGTATAAATGCATTTCAACGGTATACAACTGCATAGCGCGAGCCAGAGCTTTGGCGCGTACTTCTGGGTCATTAATAGTTCTGGCATATAGAAATGCATCAGTTGTTTCTTTCTGAACCTGACGCGCCGCTATCATGCCGGCTAGCACCTGTTCAGCGCTTTCGCCTGCGCCCGGCTTTCTTGTTATCCAATCTTGGACAACATTATCAAGCCCCTGCTTTGTAGCCATTTCCATAAGCGCATCGTAATTTAATGTGCCACGCCGCGCTTGCTCAAACAGTTTTGGGTTTGCGTCTTTAACCTTAGCTAAGTATTCGGCTAGATTTACCTTGCCATCTGCGTCTGCAACGGCTGGAAAGTTCAAGCCCTTAATGTATTCGCCGCCGAGCGCATCATTAAGAGCTTGTATCTCTTCATCGTCTGCCCTGCGCACAATAGTAACTTCACCTATCTTCTGGATTGGCGCGGCGCTTATTGGCGGTAATACTTTTTTTTCAGCTTCTTCAGTGCGCTTGCCTATTTTTTCTGCGCCTTCTTTTAAAAATTTAGTAAACCCAGCTTGAATAATCTCAGGCGCATTCTCCGCGCTCTCTGGCTGTAGCTCTGGTTCAAACTGTTCTATGCTAGGCATTTCGGTAGCAGGCTCAACCACCTCTGGCGGCTTCATCATAACCGCTTCTTGCACAACGGCTTCAGCCTCGCGCTCGTCCAGCATCTCATTGACGCGAGATGTAATATTTTTAGGTGGTCGTGCCATTACATAGCCTTTTTAACTGATCCAGTAACATATAGCTCTTCAGCCGTCTTGCCTGTTGCTTGCGCCGCAATCTGCCTGCGCAATTGTTTCACAATAAAACTATCTTCACCTTCGCCCTTATTGAGCTGTTTCTGAAGCATTTTTTCCAAGGTATTCTTCGTAGCTTGTTCCACCATTGATCCACTCCGTTCCTGATCTGTCAGTGTTTTTAAATACTTTTGTATCATAATAGGTGAGATCAGCATAGCTAATACCTTCAAAATTGCTTAATTCTTTTACAACTTGAAGATATTCATCTGCCTTATCCTCAAGTATTTTTGCCGCATTTTCTGGCAAAAATTCTGGGTCAAACTCAGGGATATATTGGAATCTGATGCCAGTTAACCCGGCCGTTTCTTCACCTGTTACAACTTGTTCCATTGGCCTGTCTGACACTCTTGCATCAGTAATAAAGGTAACGCCATCAATTTCTTTATCACGCAAAACCTGTTCTATTTTTTTTGCAAAATCAGGGTCTTTTCTTGCGTCAAAATAAATCTCAATGCCCGGATTTGCATTTGGCGTATCTGGCGCTACAATCTTAGACAAGAATACCGAGTCTTGGTCGTTTGCTCTGCCAGCCTCTACAAGAGCTTGTGTTGCTTTTTCTGGGTCAAAGTTTTGCCTTGCAACTATTTCATAGTTTAATGATCTTTCAGCGTCCCCGGCAAATATCCCATATGTGTTATTTGCTTGATAACCAAGAACAGTAGGATCGTCTTTTAATGGCTCAGTTATTTTTTCTGATAACAATGCCTGCTGAATATTTGTTGGTGTTTTGCCGGGCCGTTGCATAGATATCCCAGCCGTGTATCTTACTGGCGGCGCCCCAATCCGATTAAGCTCATCTTGTGCGGCGGCAACTGCTTCTGGCGTTGAGTTCTTTGATGTAATAATAGACCTTAATTTTTTAACTCTTTCTGGATTAGATGAACCTGATAATCCAGCCTCATAATCAAAAGACCCACCCTCACCAGCTTTTGATGTCCATCCTTTTTCTGTCCAGATTTCTTTTTCCATAAACCAAACAAGGGCCTGCAAATCATCATCACCCAAATCGCCCAAGGCAGGGTCATAAGATTTTACTATACCAAGTGAGTTAATTTGATCTGCGGCTTGACTAAATACATCTTGGCCAAAACCAAATTCACCGCCAACCCTTGGGTCGTCTAAAGTTGATTTTGCTAAATGCATACCGCCCACGCCTTTTTCATTAACGGTTGGTATCCGAGGCAGTCCAGCAAGTCTACGCAAATTTCTGGCGGCCCAAACATCTACTGTTGCGTTTGTTCCATATCCAATAAGATTGCCAGTAAAGTTAATTGTTTTTGGGCTTTGCCCGGCCTTAACTTGTCTAAACATATCTAGCAAGGCTTTTGTCGCGGCAGGGCTGTTTGCGTTAAACAATGCATTGGTATCTTTAGCAATAAGATAAAATGGGTTGTCAGGGTCTTTATGCGCTCTAGTTAAGTCAACGCCACTGAGGCTTTCGCCAGCATCAACTTTTTTCTGGAACATAGAAATAGCCTCGTCATAATCGCCTTGAGAATATTTCTTTAAAATAATGGCCGCATTTTCATAATTTTGTTGAACGCCTGTTTGTGCTGATGTTGCGCCCAACAAATCGGCAAACGTGTCGCCTAATCCACCATATTGCTCGCGTAGCTTAGACCTCATTGATCTATACCAAGTTGCTTGCTGAACAATGTCCTGCGCGGCTTGATCGCCAGATTGGGCGCGACTTACAAGAGCGGCAACTTCGTCAATCATACTGTTAGATAGATTGGTAGCATGTTGTTCTTTTGTGACACCCTCTGGCGGCATGTGAAAATTATAAGGCGTTTCTTTCCAGTTAATTTCAACCTCGCCTTTATTGTTAATTTTAAATGGTGGGTTTTTAGGGCTAGAAATATTTATTTCTGGCTTCATCCATCCATCGGACTCAGGAAATCTAGCAAAGGTTTTTTCTGCCACATCAACAGCAAAGCCAGCTTGATCATCATCAGGCGCGGCGTTTTTAATTGCTGTCAATTGTTCTTGTGGCAGATTTGTTGCTTCTTCGCCTCGTATTTTTTTAAGGCCGACAATGATCCGATCTGCTACTGCTGTTGGGTCAAACCCAGCATTTAATTGTACCGCCGTGTCAGCTTCCCTAGCCGCAATACGATCTGGTGCGCCTGCCACAAAATCGCCTACTTTCTCAGCGCCTTTCATTACACCCTTTTTGCCTACCGCAACAGCCGCGCCAGCGCCGGGGATGCCAAACCATTCACCCAAATCAGCGCCCTCGCCGACCTTTGCTTTTGTTTCTTCATCAAACGGCATTGTGTCTAGCCAACTATCAAACACGTTTCTAGCCGCCATAGAGCCAGCAGTTTCAGATACAGTGCCTAAGACATTGGCGAACCCACTGGCCGCTGACTGTAATCTTGTTTCGTCTTCATTAGGAAATGCCAGTTTATAAATGCCGTAAAGTGCGCCGCCAGCTAGCCCAACTACGTCAGCCGGTGCGCCAACAGTCGCGGCAGTTGCACCAGCCAATACACCCGGTATGTTAGCCGGATCAGCCGCCGGTGTTAGCTCAGTTTTAATCTGGGCGAAGGCTGGCATAGTTTCATTTTGCAACCGCTCAAACTCACCCTCTTCGTTGGGGATGTTTCGGTTGCGGATATTAAAGTTATCAATATGCTCTTGCATTTGGTTAAATTTATCTTGCTGTTCTGGCGGCAATTGCGAGAACTCATCAGCCGTGCCACTAAACACGCGAGGCGCAGAAACAGTAGTCTTTGCCTTAATCTTGCCAGCGCCTTGATCATCAAACTCAATCTCAGCGTCAATGCCTGCATCGGCAAATACTAATGATTTTAATAGCTCGTTAAATGACATCACATACCCTTCTTAGCTATAAATGATGTATACTCTGCAAACTCTAACGCAGTAATTACCCCATCATCAAATTGTTGCGCCAATAGGGCTATTGCCTCTTCGGTGTCGTCAGACGTTAAATTAAACTGCTTCAATGTCTTATTAAGGCGTTTTTCTCTAACTACGTCCAATCGTACACCTTGACCTAAAGCAACGCCAACGCCCTCATCAAGGTCTTTGATGTATTGCTTTGCCCAAGCAATTGTATTTGTATCTGGGTCAATCTTCATCACCTCTTGCAACTCAAGCTGGGCTTGCACAACTTTCTGTGCGCTGTCAGTTTTTGCCGCTCTAACAGCTCCAGCCCTTCCCGGCTCAGGTATGCCGTAAAAATCTCTAATGATTTTCATTGCCGCAGTTTCGTTGGTGTTACGCTGTGATTTAAGCAGTCCATAATATTTTGTTGATGTAGCAGATGTTATTTGGTTTTCTCGAACAAAAAGACTGATTTGATCTTCTGTTAAAGTTCCTGACGCAGAACTAATGTCTAGCTCATTAACCGCCTCAGCGTTATCAATGCCAGCGCCTGATACCATTTCAATCATTTGCTTTTCATATTCGTCAGGGTCTAACAAGCGCAAGCTATCAACTAGCTGTCTTCGGCTTTCTTGATCGCCAGCAATTTTTGCGTCAACTAAATTTGTTTTTATTGCGTCAATCTGTTCTTTCCTGTTGCGCGATGCCGCCGCATCATTATCAACTCTAAGTTGATCCCTCGCGGAAAATGCATCCCTCGCGGCTTTAAATGCGGCCGCCTCTTCTTCTAATGACATGCCGTCAAATAACGCCTTAATGTTTTCGTCTTGAATTGCTCCAGAACGCACCTGAGATAAATGCTCTAGCGGCTTGTCACCTTTAGTAATCCAATCAGCCACATACCCAGCCTTCGCCTCTATAACGGCTTTGTCAAAAGCCGCAAGCTGTCTTTCCGCAAATGCCGCATCATCTACGCCGTATGATAAAACGGCTATACGGTTGCGTTCAGCGTTAAGAAAGTCATTGATTGATGTAACATTACCGTCATCGCCAATTTTGTTACCAGCCGCAATGATGTCTGGGATGTTGTTGATAATCCCATCAACACTAAATGTTACCGCTACCTTTTGCTGTTTCTCAGCCTTGTCGGCCATAGCATTGGCGTGAGTAGTCAGTTTGCTGTTAGCAACAGGCGCAATGGCCGCCTGTAGGTTTACAGATGCCACCGGATCAATCTGGCTTAGACTTGTGCTGTAGCCGTCAATGATAGCGTTAAGATTAAGCTGGAACTCATCAGCACTCATATCGCTATCTTTAGCGGCAATGGTGAGCTGGTTAATCTCATTACGCGCCGCTATTTCCATATTTGTCTGAATAACGTCAACAGCAGTTTTACGCGCCTTCTGATCAAATATCGTAAACCCATCCGGCAGATCAGGGTCAATCGTTACGCCGGACTTACTGGCGGCTTCTAGCTCTGCCGCTGACGGCGCTATTTCAGCGCCATACCTAACTGCCGCTACCTCAGCTTCGGCAACGGCTCGCTTGTAAACAAAGTCAGATATCGCATCTAGGCTATTGCCTATTTGATCGTATACACGCGCTTCGGCTTGCCCAGTCTGCACAAAGTTAACAGACGGCATACTGCCGATTGAAACGCCTAATGGTCTGTAACGCGGTAACTCTGCCATTAGTCTGCTAGCCCCCTCGTTCCAGTGCCAAGAGTAGGTTCAAGGCCGCCAATCAAACCATAGTTAACGGCGGCTGTCCCAAACTTAGCAATGCCGCCAATAATCCCAGCCCTCATTGTTGACTTAGCCTGTTGCATGTATTGAGCCGCCTGCATCTGGCCACCACGCATTGTAATGATCTCATTGTCCTGTACGGTATACAGCTCTGTCGCCCCCTTGGCTGACGCATACTGCAACAATCTATTTGCGCTACCGCTAAATGGATCAACGCCACCATTGCCAGCTCTTGCCACGATAGCGGCCTGCGTTCTAAGGATGTTATCCAGAACCTGTACGCCCTGCGCCTTATACTTTAAACTTTCAGTCTTAGCCTGCAACCGCGCCATAGTCGCTTGCGCCGCAAGCCCTCTGGCTTGCGAGCGAGCGGCTTGCATCTGCGACATTGAACTGGCCGCTGACGCAACCATCCCGATGCCTTGCGCCGCTGTCATACTGCCTGCCGCTGTTCCTATCGCCGCCATAAAAGCCATTTTACTGTCCTATGCTAACTTTAAAATCTATACCCAACAAAGTCATCTTGAGCGGTACTGTTTGGCCAATCGTGATCTGGCCGTCATAAGTATAACCCAGAATACCGTGAAGTGTCTTTATTCCTGTAAACTCATCAACATCATCGTCCAACACATCATCGCCGAAGCGCCGAAATGGTACTTCCTTGCCATTGATTGTCAGCGCCTGCGTTTCAAATAATTCTGCGTTGACCTCGAATATCCGTTTCTTAAAGCCCTTCAGAGAGCCGCTGGGGAGCTTTGGCTCTACTGGCAGTGTCTTTACTTCCGGCGTGAAGTTGAGGCCGACCTGATGGCTCGCAGTCGCCGCCGTAGCAAACGTGACCGTGAACGGCGAAGCAGGCACAGTCTGATCCGGCTCAACAATTCCATCGCGGATGATCTTAACTGTTTCAGCTTCGAGGTGATCCATTGTGACAGATGATGCCGCCCCACCGGTCTTGGCGCAATCGAGTAAGACTGTACTATCAAATAGCTCCACATAATAAACCGTTCCACCGTTGACCGTGCGCTTGACCACCACATAGATATCATCGACATCAACCCCGACATTTAAAAACTCTCCATCGGTTGTCCATTCACTAGGCGCAATCACGTTCTGTGATCTTAGTACTGTATAACACGCTATCGACCCATCGTCACCATTGACTACCAGCAACCGGTCGCCCTCATCAGTTCCGGTGGATTTACGCACCGCCATCTCTTCTGGTGTCTTCAACAGATGAGATGATAGCAGTGATATCTTGGCTGACGTGTATGCATTCTGCGTGTCAGTAAATAAGAACTCTTGTAATGCCTTGCCCTGACGCTGAACAAAAATAGTTGCGCCATCAATGTTTTGCAGTCTGATGCCGGGCTTAGTGCCAAAGCCGGTCTGTTGCTTCACGATAAGATTGGTGGGCGTGATCGGCTCATCTAAAGTCTGAGGCACATAGAACTCGCCGCCAGTCGTAAAGACTTGCAGATGACGACCAGAGAATATATCAACAATCGCATTGAACGTGCCGGTATCCAGCGTGGCTTCTACCGCCGCGTCATCTAATGATTCGCCGGGGTTAAAGTTAAAGAAATCCGACACGCGGCTACCATAAAGTGTTGACGGCCTGCTATTCAAGCCGCCGAAAAACAACCTGCCCTCATGAAATGTCACTGAGCGCGGATAACCTCTTGTGGCTGACCACGCATCTTCATAACCATTTTCAAGCTCCCAATCACCAAAAACAATAGCATCAGTGTCAAAGAACGGTGTTTCGACAAAGGCTTTGACAACCGTATTGCTAACATACTCAGTAATTCTTGCCCTGCCAAAACCGTTTAAAACATTAATATATTCATCAACACTATTCGCCCCCCACGCCTTAATTTCATAATTACTAGTTGCGTCAGGCGCTGTGTCAAACGCTTTAGACACTGTAGCCACTTTTGTTGACGCGACATAGTCAGATATAAGTCTATGCTGGCCAGCGCCAGTGCCGCTAGTGATGTGAAGTGAAAAACCATTACACGCATCATCAGTAGTATAGCTGGTGGCGGCCTTTAGCGTAATTGTCGTTGATGTGCCGCCCTGCGCTGTGCCGTTGTCTGTCGTGACACTGGATGCCGTCAGCGTGATGTTGCCGGATGTTGCGCTGGGCGTAATCGTAAAGTTAGGGCTGACGATAGTTTGCGTATAGGCATACTTAGGCACATATGTAAACGATAGTGTGCTAGCCGTCCAATCGCTATCAGTTGCGCCGCGCACAATTTTTAACGGCGCTAAGTCTTCATGCACAACAATAACGGTATCCGCTGACTGCACCCAGTTCATCTCTGGGATGATGGCGCTGGTAACAGCCGCCACGGTGAGATAGTCATTGCCTGATCCATTGATGTCGGTAATCAACGCGCCGTTTTTAAAGACATACATTTTGCCCGGAGTAAACACCAACATATAGCTGTCAGACACACTGAACTCAAATGACACCATCCGCACAGCCGTACCAGCGCCACTGTCTAACGCGGCTATAAACTTAGTACCGTCACGCCGTTTAGCACCGCCCTGCGGCTGGATGCTGACATTGCGAGCTGTGGTTAAACCGGACGCATACTGCCCTATGTCAGTCCGGGCGCGTAGCTTTGGATCAAGCTCGCCAGATGTGAAGTCGTTTTGTATCTGGATGATCCGGCTCATGTTAGAACCTTATATCTGAAATCGGGAATTCCTGTATGCTCTTGGCTGGCTGGTCAATGCCGTCAATGTTAATTGCAACGCGAACCAAGCCGCCACGCATATTATCAGATGGTGAACCATATGCTTTACCGTGATAGTAGTCAGCCTTGGTAAGCTGGTCAGTAATCGGTTCGGCAAACTCAGCGGCCAGTGCTGTTTTCAACAGGCGCACAAAGTATGGTGGAAAGTCGGCAGGCTCTGGCCGATACTGGTAATCAACATAAACCGTTTCCAAATTAGTGTATAAGCCGCCTGCATAAATCTCATATTCGCGCACTGGGCGCTCCGCTACAGCGCTGGTCGGGAATACCGCCTTGGGTAGCCCTAGCCTGTCGCCGGGTAGCTGGTATTTATATTTCCATTCATTGATTGGTGTATCGAGCAATTGCGCTAGCTGTACTTTCTTTAGTGTCCAGCTATATGGGTACTGCATCAGCAAGGTGTCACGCACATCGTCATAAAGCCGATCTGCAACCTGTGCCTCGTCTGTGCCGTCAGAAAAAGATGATAGTGGAGAAGCGCCAAGCATAATTAGCGCATCGGAGCAGATTGATAGTTTAGTGTCGCCAGAGGCCATATTCTACTCCTATAGAAGGATGGGGCGACCTAAGCCGCCCCAGCCGTATTAGT